GTTCAACTGAGAACGGAACACAAGTATTAAACTTCTTAATTGACTCTACTAAAAGATCTACATTTACAGTACAAGACTTAGCAAATTCTTTTATAACTTTATCTACTGCTGGTATTAATCCAACTGAGAGATTATTAAAAATATTTACCGATACTGCTTCAGCATCAACAGATCAATTAGATACATTAAATGATTTAACAAGATTATTTGCAAAAGGTGTTCAAGGGGGCTTAGGTTTACAAGGTTTAAATCAGTTAGTTGCAAAAGGAATACCTGCATTTAAAATATTAGAAAATGAATTAGGTTTATCAAAAGATGGTATTGAGAAATTTGCCAATACTACAAGAGGTGCAAACAAAATATTAGAAGCATTATTAAATGGTTTAGAAAAATCATTTGCTGGTGCTACACAAGAAAGAGCAAATAATTTATCAACAGCTTTATCAAGAATAGGTAAAGAATCAGATTTAGTTTTATTAAAAATTGGCGAACAAGGTTTAACAAAATCTATTAGTGATTTAGCTGAAGCATTTTCATCATTAACAACAGAAGGAGATGCTCTTTTAGAATTTTTAGGTAAATTAACTAGTGCAACAGTAGATAGTGGAACAGGATTTGTAAAATTTGCTAAAGATGTTGCTAATGCTTTAAAGTTTACAGTAAAACAAGAAATAGATGATGTTAATAAAGCATTTGATTTGTTATTTAAAAGAACTGGTAATGCCAAAGTTAATGTATCAGGAACTTTTACTTCACCAACTGAAATAACTGGCAGATCAACTGGCTTACCAAAAAAAGAAGTAGTACCTACTCCACTATTAGATTTTCAATTAGTTATTAAAAGAGTTATTGAAGATAATCAAAATAAACTTGATTTAATTAATGATGCTTTTTTTACAACACAAGGATTAACAAAAACAATAACAGATACTCTTAATGCTGGTATATCTCAATTTTCAGAAAAAATAGCTGAATCTATTGTATTGGGCAAACAATTATCAGATGTATTTAAAAATATAGGTCAAAGTTTATTAATTAGCATTTTAAAAACAAGCATTGAAATTCTAGGTAGAGAAATACTAAATTTATTCTATGCTAAATTACAAACATTTGAAATAGTACAACAGATAGGAAAATTACTAGAAAAACTAGCTGTTGAAAGAGCAATAACAAGAGAGAAAGAAAGACAAGCTAGTGCAAGTTCAGGTGGTGGTGGTTCTGCTGAAGGTCAAATAATATCAGCTATTGTTAGTTCTTTTTTTAGAGCAGAAGGTGGTGCTGTTAATGCTGGTACTCCATATACAGTAGGAGAAAGAGGTAGAGAATTATTTGTACCATCAACAGATGGAACTATTGTATCTAATCACGATATGGGAAGTTCAGGAATGAATATAACATTTAATATTCAAGCAAATGATGTTAGAGGTATTAGAGAATTATTAATTGATAATAGAGCAACTATAATTAACTTAGTTAATCAAGGTGCTAATCAAAAAGGAAAATCTAACGTAGTATGAGTGGAACATTCCCATCAAGCCCAGTACCTAGAGATGTAGCTATTAGTTCTAACCAGAATACTATTGTAACTACAACTGCTTCTGGCAGACGACAAGCTAGACAAATAGACGGACAAAGATTTAGATTAAGACTAAGATTTCCAGTTATGACAAGAACTGAGTTTGCACCTATAAATGCTTTTATAATGAAACAAAGATCACAAATGGAATCATTTCAATATGTGCCACCAACAATAGATGATGCTCTTGGAGTTGCTTCAGGAGTTATATCTGTCAATGGTGCTATTAGTGCTGGAGTTACTTCTGTTGCAATAGATGGAATGGCTAACAGCACATCAGGTGTATTTAAAGCTGGAGATTATTTTAGATTTACTGGTCAAGCAAAAGTTTATATGGTTATGGCAGATGTATCATCTAATGGTTCTGGTCAAGGAACATTAACCTTTGAACCACCATTAAGAGCAAACGTATCTGACAATGCAGTTTTAATTTATTCTAATGTAGATTTTACAGTTGGACTTACTGGAGATATTCAAGAATTTAATATTAGCACAGAAAATTATTTCCAATACGAAGTTGATCTTATAGAGGTACTGTAATGACAAGATCATTAAGTGCTGGTGTCATAGCCGAGATAGCAACTAATAAACTTAACCCAGTTGAACTTGTTTACTTAGGTATTAGTACTGGAACATATTACACAGATCATTATAAAGATTTAAGTTATGATGGTAACACTTATACTGCTTCATCATTATTTTTAGGAAGTTCAGAAGTTCAAGAAACTGCTGACGTATCAGTTAATAATCTTTCACTTAAATTTTCAGGTGCAGACACTACTATTATTTCTTTGTTGCTTAACAATAACTACATGAACAAACCTGCAAAAGTTTATAGAGGTTTCTTAAATGATAGTCAGGCATTAATAACCGACCCATTTCTTTTATTTGATGGTAGAATATCTAGTTTTACATTAGAAGAAAACGCAACTACTTCATCTGTTAATATTATCATAGCTTCTCATTGGGCAGATTTTGAAAAGACTTCAGGAAGAAGAACTGCTGAGAACTCTCAAAAACTTTATTTTCCAAATGACAAAGGCATGGAGTTTGCAAGTCAAACAGCTAAAAAAATTAAATGGGGTTCAGCTTAATGAATGATTTATATAGAGTAGTTCATTTATATAGACAGTTTCCAAAGTTTGACAAATATACTTATTCAGATTTAATTAAAATGATAACTCCATCTTTAAATTTAGATCAATACCAAATTCATAAAGTAGGTAACGAAGATATTGGATTTACTAATTGGGCATATTTAAGCGACACAGTAGAACAAAGATTCAAATTAACTGGCAAGTTAAAAGCAAACGAATGGCATTGTGGTAAAAATATTTGGCATATTGAAACAGTTGCTAAAAGCCATTTAAGACAAATTATGAAATGGACTAAAGAATATTTTAGAGGAAAATTAGAAGTAAACCAATCTATTAAATGGTTACGAATTAAAGATCATAATATTTATAGACGATCAGAAAAATATAAAAGAGAGTTTCATATACACTTATGATAAATTATTTTGATTCAATATCTGAGATAGCAAATAGGATTTTTAATAATCTTATTAATGGAACTAGTATTGATATTAATATGTTGGGTGCTGACCCATTTACTGCCGCAATTATTCAATTCGTTATAGTAACAGCTATAAGTTATATAATTGCACCTAAACCAAAAACACCATCTCCTAGAGGTAGCCCACAAGATGAAGTAAGAGGAACAACAGTAAGTAAAGATTCTAATAATAATCCCATTCCTATTGTTTATGGAAAAAGACAAGTAGGATTGACTAGAGTGTTTGTAGAATCTTCAGGAACAGATAATCAATATCTTTATGTAGCAGGAATATTATGCGAAGGTGGTGGTTCAGGAATTACAGCAATAGATGAAGTTTATGTAGATGATAAACTTGTTACTTTTGATGGTTCATTAACTGATGGGACATTAAGAGCAGTTTCTAGTTCAGATACTAACTTTTATAAAAATAGTGAATCTTTAATATCTATTCAACCATTTTTTGGATTAGACAATCAATCAGCTTCTTCTTTACTTGACGAAACAACTAACTGGACTTCAGATCATAAACTTTCAGGATTAGCTTATGTTGCTTTAAGGTTTAAATGGAATCAAGATGCTTACAATGGATTACCAGAAGTTAGAGTAACTTTAAGAGGTAAAAAAATATACGATCCTAGATTAGACACAACAAAAGGTGGTTCAGGTTCTCATAGACAAGACACAGCTTCTACTTGGGCTTATTCTGCTAACTCATCTTTAATTCTTTTAGATTATTTAAGAAATACTAGATATGGAAAAGGAATACCTAATGATGCCTTTGAAACTAACTATGATGCTTTTAAAACTTCTGCAAATACCTGCGATACACAAGTAACCCCTTATACTGGTGCTTCAACTACTTTAAATGGAAGCATAAACAATTCTGTAACTTCTATTGTTTTAACTAGTGCTACTTCATTTCCTACTAGTGGTACTATTTTAATTGATAGTGAAAAAATTACTTATACTGGAAAATCTACAAATACATTAACTGGTTGTGTAAGAGGTGCTTTATCTACTACTGCCACATCTCATACAAATACCACAGCAGTAAATGAAGTTATTACAACAATAAACTTATTTGAAACTAATGCAGTATTAGATAGTGAAAAAAAAGTATTAGAGAATGTAAGAGAACTATTAGTTCCTATGAGAGGAATCTTTAATTACACACAAGGTAAATATAAAATTATTATTGAAGGTTCAGGTGCATCACAATTATTATTAACTAAAGACAATGTTGTTAGTGAAGTTAAATTACAAGGTGAAAGTAAATCAGAAAAATACAATCGTGTTATAGGAACATATACAAACCCAGATAAAGATTATCAATCAGATACAGTTTCTTTTCCACCATTTGATGACGCACATTTAGATTCAGCAGATA